GTTTTTTTCTTGGTTTGTGATAGCGTATTGCTTTTGACTTGCAAACCCTTGCGCCCCGCCTATTGACATGGATTTGCCCATGCCTAGAGGAGATAAATTTTGTGCTAGTAAATTGTTCTTTGAGCTTATTTTCTTACTAATGCTTAGTATATCGTCAAAGCTATTTTGAGCGGATTGCCTTTTTAAAATCAATTCCTTTTGAGCTGACAATTTAATATTGTCACGCAACTTTGAATTGCTTATTTCGATTGCATTTCCGTAAGCGTCCCATTTAGAGACAGCGTTAGGGATCAAATCAGCAATGCTTTTTGTTAGCCCTTGTAGTTCTTTGCTTTCCTCGCTTGACCTGTTTAATGATGTAGAAAGTTTGTAATACCTTTCTATGAGTGATGTTATTGCCCTTTGATCTTCCAGTTTTTTTTCAGTTGAATCAAAAGACTTCAACATCCCGGAAACATTATCAAGCAGCTTGCCTAATGTTGGATTAAGCTTTTCACCTATCGACCTTCCAGTATTTTCAAGTACGTCCAAGAACGTAGACCACCTACCGGATAATGTTTTGGCCTGTTTTTCCATAAGCCCTCCAAACATTGACCCTTCCTCTGTCATTTTCTTAAAGGCCTTTTCAATCACTCCAAAAGTGATTTCCCCGTTTTCAATTGCCTTGTTAAGTGATTGGCCGTACTTGCCTGTGATCTTATTCAACGCATCGTAAATAGGAATACCACGATTAGCGAACTGCATGATGTCCTTAGTCATCGCCCGCCCTTGAGTGCGAACAGTACCGTATAAATAAACTAAGTCACCCAATGGAATAGAAAGACCTGATGCCACGTCTCCCAGCATTCTAAGGTTTCCGGTCAACCCCTCGGCCGCAAATCCATACGCTAGTAATTGCTTTGCGCCAGTTACGACTTCGCCTTGTCTGAATGGTGTAGCAATAGCGAATTTGGTAAGCTCTTTTAGGGTGTTGTTTGCCTTGTCTGCACTGCCAAGCATCGTGGTAAATGAAACCCGTGTCTGCTCCATCTCGGCACCTAGCCCAACTATCTTTTTTGTAAGAAGCCCAACACCAGCCAGAACGGCAGCGCCAGCGAATACTTTGGAAAACGCCCCAGCCAAACCGCCTATCTTTTTTTCAAAGCGGTCTGTTTTTTTCTCAAGATCATCTAAGGGTTTGTCGAAAACCCTGATCTTAATGTCATAATGTGCGCTTTCCCCTGCCATTATCCTTTTTTAACTTCGCTTACCTTCAATTTACCGTCAAATTGTAATGCAAACTTTAACTGCCCCCACGCCTTTGCCAACTCGTTAAAGTCATTTGGTTCCACGTGAAAATAAAAGCGGACTAAAGCCTTTACCTGACTTAGTCCGCCTTTATTCATTGGGTCAGATAAAATGATATTGCCATCAACGTCTCTTTCGACTGGCAACTCATATTCATCTAATTTTTTTTTAACTCGCCCTGTACCGGTTCTAAAAATTGACCAAGTAAGAATGAGGCAGACTGCTTTGCGATAAAGTTGTTTTCCAAAACCTTTGGATCGTCACCTCCTACCCTCAATGCCTTAATCATTACCAGAACAGCGTCAAGTTCTTTGCCTTTGTCCAACAATGCCTTTGTTGTCAAAAATACCGTCTCGTCAATATCGCGTAAGTAAAACGTTGCCGTTTTTGTTTTTTCGCGATCCAATGGGACTATCAATGTGTAGTCTCCTATTTTTTCAGTTTTTTCAGGGGTCATTTTTTAATTTTTAAGTTGTTGCGTTGTAGTCGATGTCTGCAATAAATAACTCAAGAGCTTCCTCGATCTGCGTGTTGTTTACGCTTGAGTTTGGGTTGCGCCCTTTAAATTTGCATGACTTTAGTTTATGGGAAACAATATCCCCGGCCTCGGTCAAATAATTTACACGGATGTCAAACAAAGGGATATTTTGAATTCTGCCAAATGGTGCGGATGCAGTTAGTCGCTGCACCTCTTTCATTGTCATTGTCAAAGTACCCTCGAAAGAAACCGCCCCGATACCTACCGAAACAGGCAAATGCCCAGTCCCGTGATTTGCTGTGATCTCTTGCATATCCCTGTAATCAATAGAGGTAAGCCCTACAATAGGCACTCCCAATATTTGAAGGATGATGTCTGCGTGAGTGTATTCTACTCCGTTTATCAGTGGTGGTCTTACTCCTATCATAATGATGTGGTTAATCCAATGTTAACAACTATTTGCTCTGCGATTCCTACAGGAACAATTTTCACCGTAACGTTTAGCGTTGAAGTAGCCAAAACATCTTGATCCGGATTAATTAAAACCTGCGTTGCACTTACCTCACCGTCTGCCTCCATTTGTGTGAGAGGGCGTTGAGCCGCGTCAATGTAATAACCGATGCTTTCCGCTTTTAACGTGCCGTCTGCGTTTACAATCACATTACCCTGCAACAATGGAGTCAAGGCAGAATCAACAAGCCTAATGGCTTTGTCTACAGTTCTGTTCGTCTCAAGCCATGCAAAGTCGTTAGTCGATGCAATAGCGGTCGGGCATCTTTCAAAGTAAGTCCCGGCTATTTTAGGAACGTATTTACGCGCTATCAAATAACCTTTGTCTTTCAAAGACGCTAATCCCGCCTCGGTCAAAGCAGAAACCAAGTCACCGTTGGAAAGTGCCGGAACTTCCATCTCAATACCATTTGAGATATTGAAGTTTTGAGGGTTACCGATTGATTGTTCTACGCTTGCCAATGAAGCCGCACCAACCGCGGCACCTAATGCCGTAATTGAGAAAGCCTTTGCGGTTGCAAGCGCTAGTCCTGCCCCACTTCCAGATTCAGCAACAACTACAGTTACTTTTCTTGCTGTAAGCGTACGAAGATCAGTAACCGTAGCCCAACCAGAAACCGCAACAATGGCAGCCATGTTAGCCGCGTAGAATACCGACAACGGCTTACCGTCTGCGTCTGCCAATGCTACTATTGCCTGAATTGTCGTTACTTGTGCTGATGCAAAAGTCAAAGCCTCCGCATATACTCCCAATTGCCTGATTTCACCTTGAGCGATGTTTACCATAGTGGTAATCTCGGTAAAGGCATAAGTAGAAACCGGGACAGCAAAGTAACCTATCCACAATTCACCTTCTGGATTTATTCGGAAGTATTCTGAGATGTGATACCAATGCACATCGTGAGCAGCTGATGCCTGTGCAATTCCTAAAGCCTCTGCCTCCGCAAGCGAAAACACTTTTTTTACTCTGTCACTAGTGCCAAATCCTGACGGCAAAGTGTCATCGAAAAAAAGTAACCCGCTAATTTTATCTTTGTTCAAAGCTCGTCTTCCTAGACCGCCCTGACCAACATTTATCGTTACTTTACTTAATGCCATTCACTTTTATTTTAAAAAGTTGAAGATTATTTTTGAAAGCGTGACTTTGAGCCTTTGAGTAGTTTGCCTCCCAAAAAACATTCAAATCACTTGACACGTAAGCAAAGGAATCTGCACTAGGCGCGGAGTATTTATTCTGATTATAAAACTTTTCAGCGCTTTCCTGTGAGTTAATAACAGAAACCAAAGGTTCCTCTGGTTTCTGTTTTTCTTTTGCTTCTTTGTTCATTAGTCAATCTGACGTGGTGTAGCAACCGGTTTGAATGTTACGCCATCGTAAATAAATAAAGTTTGGAATGTTTTACCCGCAACTCCTGTTAGGGTTGGTGCGGTAAATCCTGTCCCGAAAGTTGTAACCTCTGTTGCGTTAGATGTAGTTTGCACAATCAACTCCGAACCGATTGGCACTTCGCTATCAATTGTTAAGTTGATAGTCATTGCACCAGTTAATGTACCGGGATCAAGAATTGTTTTGTTTGAACGAATTGTCACCGCTAATGTAGCCGCGAATACAGGGCGTAAAACCTCTGCCGGGCCGAATGGGTAGTTAATCACTCCTATTGTCTCTGCCATAAAATTATTTTTTAAGCGTTATTTTCGAAAAGTAAAACAATACCTTTTTTGTCGTTACGTGCCGGTGAAGCCCCGAACATTGCCAATGAAGACATAATGTTTCCGTAGTATTCAGGCTTGTATTCAGACACATCCGTTCTGATTGCACCCATTGCCAAACGCACATAATTAGGCGAGTAGAACAATGCCGCGTTTTGATCGTTAGCAGCCTCGGCTGCACCCTCTGCTTTCAATACGTCTGAGTTATTAAGCAACAAAGCCTCACTCCTAACGTACCAATCGAAACCAAAAGCACGAGCAAGCACACCTCCGGGTAGGCTATTTCTTCCTACACCAGCCCTGTCCGCATCTGTAAATTGCGCAAGTTTCAAAAGGTCTGTTTTCATGGAGTAAGGAATAACCGCTACGCCCATCAAATCCTCATTTTCAGGAAGTACGTCTTGCTTATGGAAAATCTGCTGCACGTTTGCGATGTCATTGATTGAAACAGAAGCCCTGTTTCCAGTCTGAACTCCGTTTTTGGATTCAACGGCTCTTGTCGTTCCGGTTGTGGGTACAATTGCACCGGCTGACAGGCCAGTAGCCCATTTCACCAAAGTTCTTTTTGCGGCCTTCTCGCGAATGGCCATGATGTGATCCTTTAAAAGGTCGGCTCTTTTGTTCATTCCGCCCATCTCCAAAAGCACCTCAATGTTTTTCAATAGGGTAGGGTTTGAAGTAAGCTCTTCAAGATCGTAAGAATGAGGGGTGTCACTTCTTTGAGAAATAGGAGCCGGTAAGGCAACGCGGTTAACCTCAACGCCTGGAATAGCTCCAGCGTTATGAAGTTCAACGGTGTTGTTGTTTACCTTGTCGTCATCTCTTTTTGCTCTTGACATGAACCCTGTGGAAGGGAAAAGATTTGGGATGATTTCGGTAGTGAAGTACCTGGTCAATAATTCTGAACCTGCTGCCATGTTATTTTACGTTTTTTTGTTTTTCTTGATATTCATTTGCGAGTTTCGCAAACAGGGCGGGGTCATTTTCTGCGATTTCTGCCAACTTTTTAGGATCGCGGTTTGCAAGCTCCTCATAAGTAAGGCCTGATTTTTTGTCCTCAAATCCAGCTACTACCGACACTTTTTTAGTGGGTGTGATAGCGTCAATAAGCGATTTAGCGTTGTCAAAATCAGCGTTAGCCGTCTTTTCCCATGCTTGGATAACTTCGGGCTTGTCGGCAATCTTACCAGCCTTTACAGCCTCGCTTACCAATTCCTTTGCCTTTACTCCGTTAACCACTTTTTCAGCGTTGGCCTCCGATGCTGCCAGACTTTGCTTTAAAGTCTCGTTTTCTTTCTTCAACGCCTCGGCATCCGCCTTGAGTTGAACCGCGTTGCTCACGCTTTCCATTTCGGTTTTACCACCGAATAGCTTGTTGAAAATTTCCATTTCTTTTTTTGTTTGTTGTTTTGGTTCTTGTTCTTGTATTGAATTATAAACAGCAAACATTTCCTCAAGCGTTGCGCTCGCTTCAATCTTTGCCGTCTTGTTTGTTGTGATAATCTTGTCAACTATGCCCTTCTCAAGCATCTGGGATGAGTCAAAGAAATAATCTTTGCCCGAATCCATCATGTCGTTTATTTCCTCGTCCGTAAATTTGGTTCGAGCCTTTAGTAATGATTTGAATTGAGCTCTGATAACCTCAAGAAATTGTTTGCTACCTCCCTTGGGAGCGTGGATCATTGCGGTTGAGTAGTCATTAGCTGACCGTGATCCTTGCTTACCTAGCATCAAAGCGATGCCCGCCATTGAAGCCGCTAACCCTACGTTAATAGTTTCTGCTTCAGTCGCTATAATGGCATCAATTATAGACCACCCATCAATGACACGGCCTCCGATTGAATTGATCTTTACTTTGACTTGGTAGCCCTGCGACTTCCAGTAGTACATTTCTTCGGCAAATTGCGCCCCTGAAATGAATGGATCTGGGTTTTCGTCTTTCCCGATATGGGCATTAAGAAGCATAAAGACCTCATTACCAATGACTTTATCGGTAAAAACAAGGTCTTTTCTATCTTTGATACTGTGTTCCAAATTGGGAATCGGTTATCTTTAGTACAAAGATATTCCTAATTTTGGAATTTACAATATTTTGGGAAAATTATTTTTTAGGTGTGCTGAACTGTGATTGGTCAAACAATTCGTCAATTAAAGCG